TTCGAAGCGTATGCCGAATCGCTTCCCGAACAGCTTCCAGAGCGTGCTGGTGCGTTACTCGGCAGGGTACAGCACCCTCCCGAACGCAATCGTCCAGGCCGCGTTCGAGCTGATCAGCGACGCATTCCGTGGACGTGACCGGGATCGAGCGATCAATCAGGAAAGCCTCGGAGACTACTCGTATACTGTGCGTCCCTGGTCCGAGTGGACCGCCAATGTGAACAGCTTGCTGGCACCATTCCGGAGGGTGCGATGATCAGCGCGCTGATCCAAACCCGAGGGCAGTCGATCACCGTGCTGCGCCCGAGCATCGCCCGCGACTCTGTCGGATCGCGAAAGCAGACGTTTCTGCCGTTGCCAGCGTTTCAGGGATACGTCGCGGCACGTTCTGTAACTGAGGGCTTCGAGGGCGATCGCCAGCAAGCCGAGGAATCCGTAACGATCTACGCGGCAGGTTCAACCGATGTTGAGGTGACGGATCGCCTCGAATTTGATGGACGAAAGTTCGAGGTGACGGGCAAGCGGACTCCAGGAATGCGAGACGACACCGACAGACTGTTCTACCTGATAATCGACGCGCGATCGAACGAGGGCGTATAATGGCGAACCGGGCAATCTTCAATGCAAAAAAAATCTTCAACATGCAAAGCAAGGGCGTCCATTCCGGCTTGGCGTTCGTGGCGATCAGCCTCCAGAAGCGCATCCGGAAGCGACTGTCGAGAGCAGGCTCTGGAATCCAGTATCCGGGCAACCCTGCACGGTCGAGTGCTCCAGGACAGCCGCCGGTGGCGCAAAGCAGCCTTCTCCGCAACTCATGGGTCGCGGGTGTGAAATCGAAGTTCCGAACTCGGCGAAAGTTCGGCGTGCGATTGGCCCAGGGAGCCGGGTTCGGCGAGGCGACGAAATATGCGGTTTTCCTCGAGGGCGGGACTAAGCACATGGCACCGAGACCGTTTCTACGGCCATCGGTTGATCAGATCCGGCCGCGTGCGGTCACGATCTTTCTGTCGCGGTATGGCAAAGTGCTGGAGCAAATAGACAGGAGCGGACCGCATGGCTAAGGCAATCGATGAAGCCATCTACGCTCAGTTGATAAGCGATCAGACTTCGGGCAGTGCGTTCGCTCTGGTGAGCGGACGGGTCTCTGCAAATTATGGGGATCCAGGCGACGACTTCCCCCTGATCACGTTCGAGCAGGTTTCAGACGAGATATCGAAGGAGTACGGGGGGGGCGTGATGATGCACAACGCCGTGTACGAGATAAGTATCTTCGGCAGGTGGGAAGATGGGCTCGAGGAACTTGGTGGGATCGCCGATAAGATCATCGAGCTGTTCGGGACACCTGTGCAGGGCACCGGAACGAACTTCGATCGAATCTTCATGGAGTGTACGAGCGGCGCATCGATCGCTCGAGACGACGAACTAATTGTGGCAACTATCAGCGTTTCCGCGAGGGGCGCACAGACAGGAGGGCTCTGATGCCTAACTTCATTCACGGATCGGAAGGAAACGTTGCACTCGGTGCAACCAATGACAACGTGGCCGTCTTCAACACCTGGAGCGCGACGGTGACACGTTCGGTGCACGACATTACCGGATACACGGACATCGGTCGCCGAAGGATCCTTGGGCTGATGGATGTCACGGGTTCTGCGGGTGGCACCCTGAAGTACAATGCGAGCAACACCGCTCCGAATGCAGCAGGATCGCCCGCCAACAGCACGACCGATGGAACGGTAGGCTTGCAGGCAGCGGATGCGACTGGGGCGGACATCACGCTCACGTTCGCTACTGGTAACACTTGGGTCTTCAAGGGCATAATCGACTCAATGGCCGCAACTTCCACGATGGGTGGAGACACGACCATCACCATGAACTTCCAAATGAGCGGCGGCGAGGCGCTCGTGGAAACTTGGGACGAGACCGCATAATGGAGAATGGGATCGTCTCCCCAATCGGCTACCGCATATTCACGCCGGATGATTGGATCGTTCGGATAGAGTATGCTGACGGCACTGTTCTCCGCAAAGGCGTTGCAGGTGACGTTGAACAAGACGAGGCAGTGCACGTGGCACTCCGGACCTGCCGGCTGTTTGAAAAGCCGAAGAGTATCGACGTCCGACGGAGACGAGATTGGAACACTGTTCAAGCATGAGCCACCTAACTGTCAAGCGAAAAGCGAAAACGTTTCACGTGCCGTTGGCGTCGGTGCAGAACGTCATCGAGTTGATGGACGCGAACTTCTCTGCAAACCGAAAGGCATTGATCCAGGACCTCGCAGATATGGATGCATCGGACGAGACCAAGATTAAGGCGATGGACGACCTGCGGCAGCGCAAGGGCATGACCACAGATCTGATTCGGTCGGCGTTCACTCTGGCAGGTGCGCGTTCAATTCTCGAGCATGTGGTGAGCCCTGAAGATTTCGACGAAGTGGTGGATACGACGCCTGACGATCTGGTGCAGTTGGCACTCCAGGTCCTCGGATTCGATATCGACGATGAGTCCAAGGGTGACGATGCACCTGCGGACCCTACTCAGGGCGACGGGACTTCTACCAAGAAGCCGTAACCGTCGCCCAGTTACTGCCCGGAGTTGGCAACCCCTTGGAGTTGAGCATGCGACAGTTCAACGGAATATGCAAGGCTCTGGCCGGACAGCGCCCACAAGGTGAAGTTGTAGACCATCGTGCCTACGTCGAGGCAGAGATGAGGCGCATTCATGGCGGCAGGTAAGCTCGAAATCGACATTACCGCTCGGCTCGACAAGCTAGACAAGGGGCTAGCGCAAGCTGAGCACATGGTGAAAAAGACCGGCGGCACCATCGATTCTGCGATGAACACGCCGACTGCTAAGGTCGCTCTCGGGATGGGCAAGGTCCTGGGGGCGATGTCGGCACTCGAACTCGGCATCAAGGGTTTCAGCGCCGGCATGAAGCTGACGGAGGCACTGACTGCGGAGTTTGCAGGAAGTGCGATGCAGGCGGACGATGCCTTTGCCGAGATGGGGGAGATCGTCAAGCAGCTACCAGCGGGTCTCGGCCCGGTCGCACAGGCAGTCGAGCAACTGGTGATGCTGATAAGTGGCGAGGGAGCCGAGATAGAGGCAAACCTCAAGACCGCTGCGGCTGGCGCGCTCCGCGAGCAGATCATCAATGCCGGCGATGCTCAGGTGAAAACCAATAGACAGCTGCAAAGGCAGATCGAAATTCTGAAGGAAGAGGACCCGAAGCGAAAGCGCCGACTGCAAATGATTGCTGACGAGACGCAGATCATGCAGGATGCAGCAGCGGCACAGGATAAACTAACAGAGCAGTTCGGTGCCCAGGAAGAGTCGCTCGGAGTTCTGAGGAGCCTGACGGTCGAAGAGTTCATTCTGCGTCAGAAAATCCTGAAGATCCAGGTCCAGCAGGCAGACGAAGAGGAACGCAAAGCGAAGGCAGCAGAAGAGGCCGCAGAGGCAGAGAGAAGAATGGCGGCAATCGTGAGCGAGGCCGAGGAATCGCAGCAGCTTATCGATGAAGCCGCGAGGGCTACTGGGACCGCGCAGACCGCGATGGGCTCTTTCACCTTCGGACGTTCGGACAGCCCTGTGCTTCAAGAGGAAATACAGATGGCCAAGGAAAGCACCGAGGTCTTGCGGCAAATACTTCTTCAGATCCAGACCGCGATGCGGACGATGGGGTTCAACTGATGCCAACAGCAGTGGAAATGGTCGACAGCCGTTCGGTGAGCTTCAACGAGGGAGCCGTCGAGGCGACGAAGGGATACATCATCGCAGACTGTGCATCTGAGCAGGAAGCGATTTTCGATGTCTTCGGCTCAACAGTAAATGGGACGGGAGGCGGACCATCGGTGCGGGTTCCGAGGATCGGTCTGCCGCATCCACTGTTCAGCAACATCCTCTTCTGTCACCGATACGAACTGACGCAGCTTCAGGGTGCAAACGACAAATGGAAGGCGATTTTCTTCTATCGCAGAGCCGAATCTGGACTTGCGATCACAGGGATCGGGACGGGTCCAGCAGATACTGGCTTCACAGAGATCACTGCACGAGTCTCGGGTTCATTCGTTGAGCAGTACCGGGCCGACCCACTGGTCGGTGCCGACTACGATTTCGGTGCTGACATCGGTGGTGATCCAATCGACCGGGCCGGAGTGCCGACCTCGATAATGCGACAGCAGATGGAGATCACGGTAAACGTCACTGTGGAGGCACCGCTTGTCCTCCAAAACTTGGCTGCCGCAGTTGGAACGCGCACCAGGGTGACGCTGTTCGGCATCGCGTCTGGCTTGCTGCTGTATCGTGGGGCAAACATCCAGAGAATCGAGACCAACAAGTTCACGCTTCAGCACACGTGGCTGTTCGACAATCAGTTCCACCTGATCCAAGAACCAGCGATGCACATCAATGGGACGCCCCAGCTCGGCACAGAAGAGAAATACAAGGGCAAGGCATACCCCGTCAAATACAAGCAGCCGTTCCCCTTCGGGGACTCTCATCTACTCATTGACAACAGCTTCCAAGGATAGACAGAAATGGCGAACGAACTCACCGTCTCGGCCACGGTCAATTACAGCAAGAACAACCACCAAGTGACCTTTTCCCCAGGGTCGCAGCAGATCACGGTGACCGGAGAGCAGCACATCGCAGGGGTCCAGCAGGTCGGTGCATCAGTTCATGAGGCGCTGAACATGGGCGAGGTCGCTGCTGCGG